CCCGTTGAGGAGGGCGGGCGGGGGAAGACAGGGGCAGATCATCTTCTATGGGCCCCCCCCCCTCGCCGCCTCGCGGTTATGTCCAGCCCGTATCTGAAATATCCCGGGCAGATGAATTATCAGACCTTCTGTGAGCGTGCCTTTGCCGATGGGATTCAGATGGTCGGGTTACGGACGGCGGAGTCTGTGACACGGCTGCATACGATATCGCACGCCCGCCGGAATGCCGGTAAGTTTTACCCGATTTATGATTGGAAGGATTCCGACGTCTGGCTTTATATCAAGGAACGCGGGCTGGAATTCCCTGAAATCTATATGCGGCTGTATGAGGCAGGTGTGCGGAAGAACCACCTGCGGCTCTGTGCATTCTTTGGGGATTGCAGTACCCAGGGCCTGCGCTGGGTCGCCGAGACGGATAACGACCTTTGGCAGCGCATTGAAAAACGGGAACCAAATGCATATCTTGTCCTGCTTTACTGGGATAGTGAAATGTTCCGGCGCTCCACCCATCAGCGCCGCAAACTGGAATCGGCTGCGGAGCAGAAAAATTACTGCGCCCTGTGCAAAGACATCCTGTTTCTCAACACGGAGAAATACACCATTGCCAGCGATACCAAAAAGCGCCTTGGCAACTGGCGAAGCCTTTTCCTTAAGACCTATGGCGTTGCCACAGAGCGGCATTACAAACGTATGTATGAAGGGCTGCTGTACGGCGACCCCAAATCGCGTATCCTGCGCATTCTCTGGACAATGATTTATACCGATTACAACACGAAGACGAAGGAGCCGAAACAATGAGCGAGATGGATTTATTTGCGCCGCTGTCCTCCCTGCAATGGGTCAGCTGGGAACAGCTGCGGGCCAATGACTATAACCCCAACAAGGTCAGCGAGGACAACCTGAAGCTGCTCACACAGTCCATCCTGACCAATGGCTGGACACTGCCCATAGTGACGCGGCCGGACTTCACGATTATTGACGGCTTCCATCGATGGACAGTCGCGGGACGGGAACCCTTGAAAACCAGACTCGGCGGCAAGGTGCCTGTTGTTATCGTAGACCACAAAGGGAATGAAACCGAGGACGTATACGGTACGATCACCCATAACCGCGCACGCGGCACGCATCTGCTCGAACCGATGAAAGCGATTGTCAAGCGGCTGCTGGATGAAGGAAAGACGGTGTCCGAGATTGGCAGGCAGCTTGGCATGAAGCCCGAAGAGGTGTTCCGGCTTTCCGGCTTCACGCGTGAGGACTTCCTTGCACTGATGACCCGTGGGCATGACAGCTACAGCAAAGCCGTTGTATATACGCATATATGACAGCCTGTTCCTGCCCATAAGAGCGGCGCTGGACGTATTCGGGCACGGGCCTATAACACATTACAGCAAAAGCCGCAGAGGGGACGACAGGCCGCCGCATGTACAAAAAGGTACTGTGACGGCCCCACCCCTCCGCCTGCGGGCGCGACGACCCCAATTTTCACGTAGTCAGTAAAGATTTTTTCCGGCAGTTCCGTTCCGCTTTCGGCACTGCCGGGGAAAGGAGATTGATTTTTATGGAAAACGGTAAAATCACAGCCGATATGGAGGTCAGCACGTCCGAACTGGCCTGCATCCTGGGGGTATCCGGGCGATATATCCGGCAGCTGGCAGAGGACGGACAACTGAAAAAGGCCTCTAAAGGAAGGTTCAAACTGTGCGATTCTGTTCAGAAATACATCGCTTCCCAGTCCAAAGAGGCGGGAAAAGATGAAGCCGGTTTGAAGCTGGAACGGGCACGGCGCACGGCCGAGGCAACGCTCAAGGCCTCCAAAGCGCAGATTGCAAAAATGGAGGTGGAAGAGCTGCAAGGCAAGCGGCACCGCAGCGAGGACGTTGCCGCTATGACCGAGGATTTGATTTATACCATCCGCGGCGCATTGCTGGCGCTCCCTGGACGGCTTGCTGTAGACACCTCCACTGCGAAATCGCCCAACGAGGCGGCGGAAATCATCCGTAAAGAGGTGCACGCCGTCATGCAGGATTTATCCGAGTACCGTTATGATCCGAAAAAATATGAGGAACGAGTACGGGCGCGGCATAATTTTGAGATTTACGGGGAGGCGGATTCCGGCGATGAAGCGATCTGAAACAAATGCCCTGAACGCGGTAGTTGCAAGGGTGCTCGCGGGGATGAAGCCGCCGGACGACCTGACTGTGACCCAATGGGCCGAAAAGAAGCGGCGGTTATCCAGCGAAAGCAGCGCCGAACCCGGCCCGTGGAAGACCAGACGCACGCCGTACCTCCGGGAAGTAATGGACAGCTTCACCGATCCGAGGATACGGCGGATTGTCATGGTTGCGGCTTCCCAGGTTGGTAAGTCGGAATTTGAAATGAACGTCATCGGCTACATTATGGATGAAGACCCCGGAAGTATCCTCTTCATCCATCCGACTACGATTGACGCGAAGGAATTTTCCAAGCTGCGGATTGCGCCTATGATCCGTGACTGCCCAACGCTGCGCCGGAAGGTGTCCGCGCCCAAGAGCCGCGACAGCGGCAATACCGTCCTGCAAAAGACCTATCCGGGCGGTATTCTCACGCTGTGCGGCTCGACCGAAGCCCATGCCCTGTGCTCTAAGCCCATTCGTTACGTGATTGGCGATGAACGTGACCGCTGGGCGGTTTCCGCAGGCAAAGAGGGGGACCCGTGGGAACTGGCAATGGCGCGGCAGACCACCTTTTACAATGCGAAAGCGGTCGAGGTCAGCACCCCGACCATTAAGAATGCCAGCGCCATCGAGGCATCCTACGGCGAGGGTACAATGGAGCATTGGAAATCCCAGTGCCCCCACTGCGGACAGTTCCACGAAATCCAGTGGGAAGATATCCATTACGAATATGAGGAAAGCATTGTCAATCAGCGCAGGGTGTTCAAAATCACAAAGATATGGTATACCTGCCCGGAATGCGCCGCCATATCCGATGAAGCGACAATGAAGCGCCAGCCAGCCCGCTGGGAAGCGGACAACCCTGCCGCGTATGCGGATGGCGTGCGTTCTTTCTGGCTGAATGCCTTTGTCAGCCAGTGGGCAAGTTGGGAATCTATTATTCTCAAGCATCTGAAAGCAACCGGGAATTCCCGGAAAATGCAGGTTGTTTATAATACCTGTTTCGGCCTGCTGTGGGAGGATCGGGGCGATTTGGAGGATGAGGGCAGCATGCTTTCCCGCCGGGAGGATTATGGTACCCGTGAGGACGGCAGCCCTGTCGAGCTGCCGGATGGCGTGCTGGTGCTGACCTGCGGCGTAGATACCCAGAATGACCGGCTGGAATATGAAGTGCTGGGCCACGGACACCTTGGAGAAACCTGGGGTATTCGTTACGGCATTATCCGGGGCCGTCCTGACGATGCCGAAACGTGGCAGCAGCTGGACGATGTGCTCGATCATATTTACCGTTTTTCGGATGGCTTGGGGCTGAAAATCAGCATGACTTTTGTGGATGAGGGCGGACATTTCACACAGGATGTACGTTTTCAGTGCCGGGAACGTATCGGAAAAAAGGTTTTCTGCATTAAGGGTTTATCTGGACTGGACCGGCCGTATACCGCTCCGCCGAAACAGATGAAGATCGTAATCAATCAGAGGGTAATCGGCATGTGCTGGCAGTATCAGCTTGGCGTAGACTCCGGAAAGCAGCTGATTATGGACAATCTGAAAGTAAAGAAACCCGGTTCAAAATACTGTCATTTTCCAAAGAGGGATGACTATGGGCCAGGCTACTTTGCCGGGCTGCTGTCCGAGCGGCTGGAACATGACCCAGCGAAAAGGCAGCCGTGGGTATGGAAGAAGATCCCCGGACATGACCGCAATGAGGCGCTGGACTGCCGTAACTATGCGCTGGCGGCGTTCAAAGCCCTGCCTGCGAATCTGGAGGAAATCGACCGGCGGCTGAAAATCGCCCGTGGGAAAGCAGTTCCGGCGGACAATACGGCAGCGCAGGCGGAAATCCAGCCCGCAAAGCGTACCGGCGCCCGGAAACAGGGCTCCGCGCTGGACAGATATTATGATGATTGGTAAGGTGATTTTATGGCAGACAGAACCGAGCTGCGGGCGCGGCTTGCCTTTTGGCAGGAGGCGCTTGCAAAGCTGCGCAAGGCATACCTTGCCCTGTTGGACGGCGGCGTAAAAAGCTACCGCCTGGACGATATGGAGCTGACACGGCTGGATTTGAGTTCACTCAACAAGCGTATTGAGGAAGCGGAAGCCAAAGTGGACGAACTGACCGCCCTGCTGGAAGGGCAAGGCCCACGCCGGGCGTTCGCTGTGCTTCCGCGCGACTTGTAGGTGGGCAAATATGTATCAGGACAAAAGAACCGGGCTGTTCCTGCCGGATAGTGCCCGCCCAAAGGCGAGCGGCTACAGTGACGCCGGGGCCAGCCTGATCCGCCGGGCGCTGAAAGGGTTCCAGGCGCGGAGCGGTTCGCCGAACGAGGATATCAACTGGAATACTGCGACACTCCGCCAGCGTGGCCGGATGCTTTACATGGGAGCGCCGCTTGCGACCTCCGCCGTAAATACAAACCGCACGAAAGTGGTTGGTGTTGGCTTATCTTTGAAAAGCGCGGTAAACCGGGAGCTTTTAGGGCTGTCCCCGAAATCCGCCAAGGAATGGCAGAAGCGGACAGAAGCCGAGTTCCGGCTTTGGGCGGGCCGCAAACAGTATTGTGATGCAATCGGGATGAATAATTTTGATTCCCTGCAACAGCTTGCCCTTGTATCCTGGCTGATGTCGGGGGATGTATTCGCGGTGCTGAAACGCTATCCGGTTACACGGAACAGCCCCTATTCCCTGCGTATCCATTTGGTGGAAGCCGACCGCGTCAGCACGCCGGATACCATGGGCGGGCTGACCGGCTGGCCCGGCATTACCGATGGCCGGAATGACCAGACCGGGAACCAGATATTTGACGGCGTAGAAGTTGACGGGAACGGCATGGTCGTTGCCTATCACATCCGCAATACATACCCGTGGCAGCTCACCTTTGCCGAACCTACGGTATGGGCGCGTGTAGAGGCCTACGGGAAGCGGCTGGGCCTGCCCAATATCCTGCATATTATGAGCAGCGAACGCCCGGACCAGTACCGTGGCGTGACCTATCTGGCACAGGTGATCGAGCCGCTTTTGCAGCTGCGCCGCTATACCGAATCCGAGCTGATGGCAGCGCTGATACAGAGCTTTTTTACCGCATGGATCGTCACAAAGACGGACCCAAGCGGTCTGCCGTTCAACCAAATAGGGGATGGTATCGCGGGCGTACCGGGCGCAAATCCCGCAACGCATAAAACCCCATTTGACCCGAATGAGTATCAAATGGGGCCGGGTGAAGTGTTTCATTTGCCGCCGGGGGAAAGTATCGAATTCGGCAATCCCAATATCCCGACTGCGGGATTTGAGGCGTTTGTAAAGACGTTCTGTAAGCTGATCGGCGCGGGCTTGGGCATCCCCTATGACGTGCTTATCAAGGAATATAACTCCTCTTATTCGTCCGCGCGTGCCGCGCTGCTGGACGCATGGGAGGAGTTTCGTATGCGCCGGGTGTGGTTTGTGGATGATTTTTGCCAGCCGGTTTATGAGGTTTGGCTTTCGGAAGCCGTAGCCCGGGGACGTATCAAAGCGCCGGGCTTTTTTGATGACCCGCTGATCCGTGCCGCATGGTGCGGGGCGCGGTGGATCGGGCCGGTACAGGGCAGCCTTGAACCGCTCAAGGAAGTGAAAGCGGCAGTCCTGCAAATCCAGCACGGATTAAAGACCCACGAGCAGGTCACGCGTGAAACCGGCGGGGGCGACTGGGATGAAAACGTGGAGCAGCTGGCCGCAGAGAATGCCAGGCTGGCAGCGGCGGGCGGCGGCGGAATCCGCATGGAGGTTGACCCGAACGAAAAGGGAGAAAATGAGTGAGTATTTGGGATAAATTCCGTGGAAAGGCCAGGCCGGAGGCCCGGGGTGCGCCGGAGCGGTGCTATGCAATGTCCATGCAGAGTGACGGCAGTGCGGAAATCACGATGTATGGGGAGGTTGTCAAAACCCATCCGACGCACTGGTGGACGGGGAAGCTGTTGG